TTTCTCCATGAGATCCACCATGCCTGAATAAGGACTCATTCCGGTCTCATAAGGAATCTTGACCTGCACACCTTCAAAGGGTTTAGAGTAACGTGTTTTCATCACTTTACAAGCAGCCCGGATACCCATCACATCCGAGATCTTGTTGCCATCCTCGTCCTCTTTGAGTTTGAGTTTTTTCATGGCCACAACGATGGAACTGGCATAGATGAATCCTTGACCACCGGAGATCTTGTCGTCTGGATCAAACATGTCCTGGCTGGCGTATGTGTGATTGGTACACACCAGGCCCACATTGTATGAACCAAACATGTTCACACAGTTACGCACAAGGCTGGTGAGTGCTTTGGGTTTACGACCTAGGTCACCTTTCATCTCGCCTGCGTCGAACTGATTCACATCAGTAGGAGTGAGCAACATGCCCAGGCTGTCGATCACGAACATGACCTTGGGACGTTCGCCGTCGGGCAAGGCCTTGTAGTCGCTCATGAATGTTGAGATTGTTTTGGCCACATCGTCAATCATGGCCATGCTTAATTTAAGCAGTTTGTCCTGGCCGGTATCCACACCCAGGGCCTTGAGCCAGTCTTCATCCAGTGCGTTCTCACTGTCGATCAACACCACATAGATGCCCTGTGCCTGGGCATTCTTGATGATGTTGCCGGAGCAGATGTAGCTTTTACCTGCACCAGATTCGCCTGCAAACACAGTGACCTTGCCCAGTGGAATACCTTTGTTAAAGTCTCCAGAGATAAGATAGTTCAAGGCATAGTTGCCTGTGGAGATCCAGTCTGTTGGATCGTTGAAACCAATGCTCAATCCTTCGATTGACTTGGTGATTTCCTTGCGGAACTTGCTGACGTCAAATGGTTTTCCCATGATAGTTTCCTTTTATGCTAATTTGTAAAGTTCTTTGAATATGTCTCGGCTGTTCAATCCACGTCGTTGATCCAGTATGGATAAGTCTGCAAATGATTGCTTGAGATTTTTCTCAAATGGTGTGTTTAGATATGCTAACATGTTTCGATAACTGTCTTCCAACAAATAACCTGGATGCTGATTGATCTTGTCCTGTAATGTGTCTCTCACAGAGTTTAACACACTATCTGGAAGATGTCTAATATTTAGGTAGAGTGGGGTTAATAATGCGCCAATTATGTAACTGTTGTTGTGGAATCCTAAATTCTTTAGAAAATCAACACAACCAAACACACTCTGATAGTTCAACAAGAAATGCAACATGTTGAAACTGATACGGTGATCCAGTTTTCTGATGGTGTTGAGATTGTCCAAAAAGTCTGTCCATCGACCGCCATGTCTGATGTATTCAAATTCTTCTTGAATGGTTTCCACGCTTACCGTCCAATGAACATTTTCAAATTCGCATAGTTTATCAAAAACTCGAGTATCAACTTTGCTGAGATTGGTATTGATACGCAGATTTACTCTTGGATTAGTTGATTTCAAAAGATCTAGAAGTTCCTCGTTTTCCTTCATCAACAACGGTTCTCCACCAGCAAGATAAACATGTTTTAATTTATGTGCGTTCTCAAAGATGTAATTTTTAAATTGTTGTTTTTGGATAGACGTTGGCGTGTCAAGATATTTGTCAAGCTCTGCTGCCCATTTACTGCTAAAACCTGGTCCGCAGTACACGCAAGAAAAATTACAAAGATTAGTCCATCTCACATCCACTGTCTGTAGATCAAAATTGCCAGTCTGATACGTGTCAGTTGGAACTTTTTTAAGTTCTCGGATATAGAAAACACGATCACTGATGATGTCAAATCCAGACTTATCACCTTCTAGATCATAGCAGGTATGGCACGTTGATACTGGTTTGTGATCAATTATAAGTTGTTGTGTTGTTGTGTTAGTATTTCCTAACAAGATATTTTGTATCTTATCATTTTTAATATTCCCTATAGTCCCAGCACTACGGATGCAATTCTTTACCGTGCCATCAAAATTATACATCAATCCAGTCCATGGCATGGGACAGAATTTCTTGTTAGTGAGCATATCTTTGGGTGTCATAATCCCATTGATCCTTTGGCGTATCCTAGAGATAATTCTTGGAACACCATGTTTTGTTGATCAGCAGCAACCATGGCAGCAACTATGGTGTCAGCCCAGGCATCAACATCACAGTAAGGAGGTCCGGGTACCTGCCCTGGTTGTGTGGCCACACCACCCGGTCTAATCAAAGTGATACTTGGCCAACTCTTTTTCCATCTCAATTGATTTATCGCTTGTTCAAGAGCTATTTTCTGATTACGATATGCACTCATGCTGATCTCTGATTGACCAGGTATCGGTGGGTCAACAGGACATTGTGTCATTATGGTGCTGATACACCATATGTGTTTGTTGGCTTGTCCTTGCCATGATTCCCACACAGCATATAACAATTCAGTCTGGGCATATCCTGCTTGGGCGTTGTTGATGAACATATCACAAGATTCAACTTGTGCGACAATTTTAGGAATGACTCTGATGTTGTGTCCGTCGCGTTTGCTCAGTCCTACTATTTGGTGTCCTCGTGAGATTAAGATTCGACACAATGCTTTTCCTATGCCCGCAGTATGTCCAGTAATTGCTATTTTCATGTTAGTAAATGTATAGGTTCGTTATGAAATGTAAAACTAGCTACAATTCTAGGAAGACTTTCAGGAGAGACCTCTTCCACGCTATGTTCTATCTGAGAATTAAAAATTATAGGATTGCTCATATCTGCATATTCTGCCACAATGTCGTTGTTGATATACCAACGGTTGATCCATCCCTTTGTATTGATCACTGGCAAATTTAATTTTGCTATCACCGGCGGTTCATCTATGTGTATGGGCAAGTGTTCGTTGGTCTCGATTATAGTTATGGCCGCATGTCTTGGCAGTAGATTGTATTTTTTAAAAAATAACATCAACTCAGGAACATGTTTTAGCACAGATTTACAATCGATAAAATGCCAGCCAAATCGAGTAGTATCAAGTAGGTTGGTGTGTTCCTGCAAAAAATCATATATCTTTGCAGAGATAATTTTGATATCGTCGCAAGGAAACTCTACATAGCATTTCATTGATAATAATCCTTGTATCTTATGGCTCTTAAGCTATCCTGCTGATTGATAAAATTTTGTAACTCTTCTGAATTATCTGCCTCTGAGCCCACCAGATCAACTAGTTCGTCAGGAGCATCCGCTATGTTGGTTAAATAATTACTGTGTCTGATATTTAAAACTTCTGGTTGTTCTAATAGCGCCCAGGAATGTTTTATGTTGTGTTTTTTGGTATATGCTTGTATGTTCTTTAGGTCACCTATGTTCAATGCTGACACTGTGGTCCAGGTATTTAACTCATGCACACCCATGATCTTGTATGATTCAATTGTTTGTTCAACATCTTTCCATTTTATAGGCCATCTCACATAATCATGTATGCGATCTATTCCGTCCAAACTTACAGTTACTGTGATCTTGACTCCACGCTCAATCAACTTGGGCAATGCGGTCATCACACGACTACCATTGGTGTTGAGACGAAGATACTTCACGTTGGGTGGCAGCTGATTCAATAGTTTCAAATAGTTAGGACTGGCACTAGGTTCGCCGCCGTTGATGTCTATCCTTGTTATTCTATCCAATGGCAACTGATCAATACGGTTGCTGTTGTTGATCTTGATATAATTTTTAGATTTTAAACTGCCTATCTTTGTAGATAGATTCTCGCTGCAGGTTTGACAAGCACTGTTACAGATATTATCTAATACTCCACTTAGTAAAATATAGTCGGACCTGATTAAACTGTTCCTAGGATGGTCCTCCAGGGCATGTTGTCTTATGCTTTTGTTGCCAATGGATTCGGCTGTTTGGCATCTAATGCACTCTTGGGGCCATACATCATTTTCCATTGTGTGTTTGATGTTTAAGAGCCAAGTGCTAGATTCTAATTCAGCTAATGTGTTAAATTCGGCCGGCCGGACCATGTGGCCACAACGGCTTATAGTCCCATTGGGAGTAAATCTTGCAAAATGATCAGTTCTAGGGCAATACACTTTTAGAAATTACTTTGATGTGTTGGCAGACTATGTCAAAGGTTGCTGTGTGAACTGTACAATAGTGATTGATTATTTCCGTCCAGGTCATTTCTTCTCCTGCCAGATCCAACAGTATCTGATCCATAAACAACCAAAGTTCTAATCCTGCATTGTTATCTAATAATTTTTTCGCAAATTCAGCATCACTTGGCAAAATGCCCGCGCGATTGTTATGATCGGTAGCGATCAGATTAAAATCTCTAAAATCTCTTATTCTAATTTTAGCATGAGGTGACAGGTAACGACTAAGATTTAACAGCCAATGAAATTGTGGAAGGTAATGTTTGTTTAGAAACTTATACTGTTTAGCAAACCAAAATGCTGTGTTCTGATCTAGTTCAGGATGATCTCGTTTTAAGTGCTGCAAGTAGGTATTGACTCCACTTACATAACGATCTTTAGCATCTCGTATGTATACATCTACAAAATCAAGTTGTTGCAGATGATCATTTGCTAACAATGTTAATCCATGTGTTTTCTGAAGATTTCGCAGACTGCTGGATCCATTTTTCTGAATCAGATAAACCCACTGATTGTGAAGTGGCATCTCTACCACTTCACAATCGTCAGGAAATAAGATAGAATCTATCTCGGTCAGCATTACTTGTTCTGACGACTACGAATCATGGCCAAGATGTCCTCGGCCTTCTTGTTACCTTCTGCTGGCTTGGCCACTGGTGTTGAGGCCACAGGAGTATCGTCGTCTTCAAACGCATCCGCAGGTGCCTTCGCAGCAGGTGCTGCTTTGACCACTGGAACATCCTCGTCCACATCTGCTGCGGCAGCGCCAGCAGGTGCTTGCATACCAGCAGGGCGGAAGTATTGTCCCCAACGCTCCATGTCAAATGCCTTGCCATCAACTGATGCTTCAAACATTTCTTTCATGACCCGCAGTTCCACATCAGTGGGCTTCTTGGGCAAGAATGTGCTCAAGTCAAACAGGCCATGTGTTTCGATGGCTGCTTGTTCTTCTTCAGTGAGTGCGGATTCTTTGCGAGCCCACTTTGAAGTGTTGTAGTCTGCGTAGCCGCCCTTTTGTGTCTTGGTGATACGGAAGTCCAGACCACTCATGATGTCTGTGGGCAAGTTTTCCAATTCTGGATCCATCAACGCACTCTTGATCAGGGTGAAGATCTGTGGTCCGATGATGAAACGACGGATTGGGTTAGACGGTGTCTTGTCGTCAGCGATAGGGTTCTCACGCACAAAGCCCTGGAACACATAGCTGCGTTTCTTCCAGTATTTGCGACCCATGTCTTCTAAGCTAGGATCCTTGAACCAAGGACTGACCTCAGACAGGATTGGACAAGTTTCGTTCCACATGTGCATGCATGGAACCTGCACCATTACTTGTTTTGAATCCATCTCTCCTTTGACGCCGTTGAATGGCAGTCGGATCATGGCCCGTTCCACCCAGAAGAATGTGTTTTTGGAGTTTGCGTCCGGTAAGAATCGGACAGTTGC